GCTGTGGCTTCACATAACACTACATTAACCAATCGTTTCACGGATGCAGGACATCCAGAATTAGTTAAATTACTAGAGGTATAACATGGCTATTACAATCGCAACGGCAATGCCTACATCGTTCAAGGTAGAGCTTCTTAAAGGTTTGCATGATTTTACGGCAGGCAGCGTTACATTCAAGATGGCTCTTTTTACAGCTACAGCTTCAGGCAGTGGAACCTATGGGGCTGCTACCACTAACTATTCGCAGATGGGTGCAGATGAGGTTGCTACTGCTACGGGATACACCAGACCGGGCCAGTTTCTCACGTCTGTTACACCCACCGCTGATGGAACTACAGCTATCCTAGATTTCAGCGACGAAACGTGGACGTCGTCTAGTTTTACCACTTGCGGTGCTTTGATCTACGATACTTCGGACTCTGATTCAGCTTGTGCTGTGTTGAGCTTTGGAGGGGATCAGACCGTAAGCACTGGTGATTTTACTATTCAGTTCCCCGCTGCGGCAGCAGCTACGGCGATTATTCGTATAGCCTAGTAGGAGTTTGCGGTGAGCGGATGGGGTCAACGGCCTTGGGGTTTTAACCGATGGGGTGGTGCACCTGCCACTACAGTGTATCTCGGTGCTGTCTGGGGTGCTCGCGGGTGGGGGGAAGAAGCATGGGGTGCTAACGGCATCTCAACAGTTGGTACCGGCGCTATTGGGTCAGTTGTTGTAAGTCACAGCAGTATAGCTTACCCAACGGGAGTAGCAGGAACAGGTGCAGTAGGTACTGTTGTAACAAGTTACAGCAGTATAGCTTACCCAACGGGGGTAGAAAGTACAGGGGCAATAGGAACTCTATCAATAGTACCCACTTTTGCTATTACTGGTGTACAAGGCGTAGGACAAATAAACGGTGTTAGTACTAACACCAGCGATTCAATTGTACCAAATGGAGTAGTAGGAACAGGCGCAGTAGGCACAGTTACTTTTAGTATTGGTACAGTAGTTAGTGTTACCGGAGTAGTAGGAACAGGAGCAATAGGGACAGTAACGCCAGCCTACGACTGGATTGTTTACCCCACAGGAGTGGCGGGAACTGGAGCTGTACAAGCGGTAACCCCTACGGTTATATTTGCGGTAGCTGGAGTAGCAGGAACAGGTGCAGTAGGTACGGTAACAAACACAAGAAGCGCGAATATTTTCCCCACAGGGGTAGTAGGAACAGGCGCAATAGGAACCATCATACGGGGTGGTTGGACAAGCATAGACGTTTCACAAGACCCCAATTGGGTAGACATAGACGTAGCAGCATAGGAAACAATTATGGCAACTTATGTAAATAATTTAAGACTTAAAGAGATCACTACCGGCGATGAAGACGGTACGTGGGGCACTTCAACCAATACCAACTTAGAACTTATAACTGATGCTTTGGGGTATGGAACCAAACAGGTAGCGGCGGATTCAAATGAGACATTTACAATGCCTGATGCTACAGCAGACGGAACCAGAGCACTGTATTTAAAGTTCACTTCGGCTGGTTCGTTAACTGCAACCCGTACCCTGACACTTGCACCAAATACTGTTTCCAAGATGTGGATGGTTGAGAACGCTACAACGGGTGGGCAATCAATCATTATCAAACAAGGTTCAGGCGCTGAAGTTACTATAGCCACAGGTGAAAAGACTTGGTTATACACTGACGGTGCTGGAGCAGGTGCAGCAGTTGCTCTTGCTAACCCTACGGAAACAGGTACAGGAACGGTAACTTCTGTAGCTACCACTGGAACGGTCAACGGTATTACCCTAACGGGGGGTACTATTACTACTACAGGTACTCTGACTTTAGGTGGAACTTTATCTGGAGTTGATCTGACCTCTCAGGTTACAGGTTTATTGCCTTTGGCTAACGGTGGTACAGCGACGAATCCAAGTGTTTATAATGCGACCACTCAAGCAACGGCCCGACAAGCTCTTGTTTTACCGGCTCTGGAGGATGTACATACCTCAACCCCAGCTACGTTGGTGGATGGGCAGTATTGTGTTGCAGGGGCTGGAAGTATTACTTTTACGTTGCCAGCCTCTCCTGCGGTAGGCGATAGCGTTATCATCAAGGATGGAACCGGAGCAGCCGCAACTACCAGTTTTACCGTAGGGCGCAATGGCTCTAACATCGCAAGCTCTGCAACAGACCTCACTTTTGACAAAAACTTTGCAGAGATAACGCTAACCTACATTGATGGCACTATTGGCTGGAGTGTGTAATGAGTAATCTCTCCGATCTGATACCCGCAGGAGGGGGTCAGAACAATACGGATTTTGTGGCTGATGGAACAATAGTTTCTGGTAAGCCTGTCATCCTGACAGCGGCGGGTAAGGCTGCGCCAATAGCGGAGAGCGCGGTTGCTGCGGCTCTTTATGATTTGGAAACAATAGCGTCTGGAACTCAGTATTATGGGGATTGGTGTTACGACCCCGTTAATGACAAATTGGTTTTTATTTTTGTCAACGCTGCTTACTCCAGTTATCCCACTTACACTATAGGAACAGTAACTACCAATGCAGTATCATGGACTACCCCCACGATTATTTTTTCCCGTGGTATAAACTCTCTGGGGTGTTGCTACAACGCCACGGAAGACAGGATCGCAATGGCCTGTCAGGACAACTCTTTACCTAAAGCTATTGTAGGGACATCAGATGGCTCTACTATTACATGGGGTTCTGTTGTAACCATCACTAACCCTGCTGGTTATACTCCTACTTGGGCTAACAACAATCTTGTAGAGTGGCCGGGAACGTCTAAAGTAGTTTGGTGCGGCGTTGAAGGTAATCTTAATTACCAAGGGTATGCCTGCACCGCAACTCTTTCAGGCAGCGGGGCTTCAGCAACAAGCACATGGGGTACAGCGGCTACTTTTACGACTGCTGGCATTAGTAATCGGCCTATATACATGGATATGTGCTATGACCAAGGAGTAGGCGATCAGGTCATCATAACTTATGGAAAAGGAAGCACTAATGTTGAAGCGGTTGCTGCGGCTATTAGTGGTACGACTATGACCTTCGGTACGGCTGTAGCTGCAATAAGTGCGGCTATGGGTCAGTACGCAAATGCACTAGCTTACGACACAGACAATAACAAAGCCTTAATGGTATATGGAGCGGGGGCTACATCTGGTAATGCGACAATCAGCTATAGTCGTGTAATAAGCACCACAGGAAGTGTTATAACGCTAGGAACACAGGCTGACTTTATAGGGGTAGTAGGTGGCTCTCCTTCCCAATATGCGTATGGTTTTTTAAGGGCTTTGACTTACTCTTCCCATTCTTCCAATTTTGTTTTCATGTACTTAAACACTACCGAGGAAGATGGATTTGTAACAACAGTTTCTATTAGTGGGACAACAAATACATGGTCAGATAACCAGACGGAATATAATGATAATGAGGTTCCTGATGGTAATATGTTTCCTTTGTATGACCCTGATACCGACCAAGCTGTGCTTTGTTACCGAGATAAAGGCACAACTCAGTATCTAGTGTCACAAGTTTATACAATCCCTTATGATGCAACAAATCTAACCTCAACCAATCTTCTAGGCGTAGCGGCTGGAGCAATATCTAATACAGCTACCGGAACAATCAACACATGGGGTTCTCGTAACGAAGTGCAAACTGGCCTCACTATAGGCAGCGACTACTACGTTCAAAGTGATGGCACGATAACCACAACCAGCACTTCTCCTGCACAGCTTATTGGCACAGCCATTAGCGCAACCCAAATTAATATAAAGGATTACACCGGATGACAAATCTCTCCGATTTATTTCCTGCTGGAGCGGGTAAACAAGTTAGCTTTGTTGCTGATGGCGCAATTAGCGCTGCGGGTAAACCTGTCATTTTAAACAGCGCAGGAACGGTTACTCCAGTGGGTGAAAGCACTGTTTCTGCTGATATTCCTTATGGTTCTGCTACAGATTTAAGCACTTCCATGAATGGTAGCGGCCAACCACTGGGTATTCAATTTGATCCTTTTAACAGTGGCAAAGTGATGGCTGGTTTTATTGACGGTAGTGGGTATCAAAATATTAGAGTAGGCAATTACTCTGGATCAACTGTTACATGGGGAACTACTTATGTTTGGCTTAGTGACTACATTGGAACTTCCCCTGTTGTTGCATTTGACCCAAATAATGAAAATGAATTTGTAGTGGTTTTTAAAGAGACAGGAAACGACTATCGTATTCAGCCCGGAACATTAAGTGGAACTGTCCCAACGCAAGGGGTTAAGAGTCAGTTCATGGCTACTCATACCATTCAGATGACAAATGGGATGGTTGCTTTTGATTCTAATAATACAAGTACCCGTACAGGTGTTCTGGTTTATGTGGGAACGGACGGGTTTGGGAAGTTTTATGATCGAGCCTTCACGGTATCTGGGACAGGGGGTTCTGCTGCTATTACTCTAGGAACGCAAACGGAAGTTGATGCTGGGTTTAGTGCCGAAGCCTATACTTCAATAGCTTTTAATTCTACGGGAACTTTTGTTATAGGGGGCAGGGGAGACTCTACTGCTTATGTTTTTTGTTATGCGGGAACGGTAAGTGGTACAACAATTACGAGAGGCACGATCACTCAAGCTGCCTCTAACTACTACGCGCCCGGTAACGTAGCAATAGACCCCAATGCGCCAACGAAATTTATTATTTCGTGGAATCAATCTGCTACAAATTATAGCGCTAGTGTGGGTACATTAAGCGGTACGGGGAATCGCACAATAACATTTGGGACGGCCCAAGAAATTGACAATGGTGATACTGGTTGGGCGGCAGCGGTTACAGTTTTTAATCCTGTAACGACTGGCGAGTTTGTAATGGTTCATAGAGCGGAGAACCCATCTGCAATCCTTCAAGCGAGCTTGGGTACATACAGCGGAACCACCATAACGATGGGAGCTAATTATGATTTTCCAGTATGGGGTGCATACTATGGTGCAGCGTGTGATATATCCAGCGGAGTTTTTGCGGTTGCGTATAAAAATGACACTGCTACTGATTGTGAAGTGGATCAGGGAAAATTTGAAACACAGGAAACCAACCTCACCGCAACTAACTTTATTGGCATTTCCGATGCAGCTATCCTCGACACAGCCAGTGGTAATGTAACGATCAAGGGTGGTATAGCGGCTACGGGTCTTACTTCATTGACTCCGGGCAGCGACTATTACGCGCAGGACGATGGGACAATTACCACGGCAACTGCGGGGAAAAAGATAGGCAAAGCCATGTCAGCAACATCAATTAACCTGGAGTACCAATCGTGAGCAATCTTTCCGACTTACTTCCAGCGGGTGCTTCTGGCAAGACCATTGAAGCGGTAGCCACGGCAACCATTGCGAGCAAAGCTCCGGTTATTCTTAATAGCGCAGGGACGGTTACTGAGGTTGTCTCTTCTGGCGAAACAGCGGTAATACCTGAAGGAGCCGTAGCTACCTTTATTGCAGCCCCTACTGGGCCTCCTTGGAGTACAGCGACCTATCTTGATAGTGCCTTTGATGTATCGTCTAATAAGTTTGTAGTGGTCTTTAGGAACGCCAAAAACAGTGACTACCTTAACTATGTGGTAGGTACGGTGTCAGGCTCAACAATTACCTACGGGACTGTAACTACTCTTAATTCTGCCACTACGGTTTATCCTTCGGTAGCCGCAGACCCGTCCAATAGCGGTACATTTGTTTTTGGCTACAATAACTTTGCTACTGCAATCAGCTATGTTCGGATAGGCACTCTTTCAGGAACAACGCTCACTTTTGGCACTGCTGTACAGGTTGTGGCATCTAACCAGAATATTGTTGTTGAGTTTGATGCAACCTCTAGCACCTTTGTTGCAGTGTACAACTGGTCGGGAGGAACCCCTGCTAACAGTTGGTACGCTAATGCCTGCACCTATTCTGGAACAACCGTAACGCTAGGAGCGCAGACACAAATCTCTGCCAGCGTTATTGATGATACTGGATTAAGAGGTGTTTCTTTTGACCCTAATACATCTGGGAAGTTTACGGCAGTTGCTCGTGAGGCTGCATCTCCCTTCGCTGGATGGGCTATCTGTTGCACTATCTCAGGAACTACGATAACAGCAGGAACTGTGCAGTCTTTTATAGCTACACAGGCTGGTCATCCAGATGTGGCTTATGATGCTACCACAGCCGATACTCTATCTATTATCTTTAGCGATGTCGCATCCTCTAGCTATGCCACAGCTATTGCGGCCACGCTAAGTGGGACTGTGTTTACGTTTGGAACTAAGGCTGTTGTCGTTTCATCTGGTTCGGATACCTTCAATCTAATGGCTCCTACAGGCGTGGCTGGTACTTTTCAGGCAGTCTATAGGAACGATGGGTCAGGTGACAGCCCTTACTCCGTAGCCTTCACTGTCAGCTCTAGCGTAGTAACAGGAGGTACGAATACCCAAATTTCTACTGATGCACAAGGCGCTAACAATTACTTAACGGCCTCTATGAATCCTGCGGACACGGGAGGCTTCGTTACTGCGTGGAATGAAACGGCAATTGATAACGCAAGTAAGGCCGTATACAGCCAAGCTGGATATACCTCAAGCAACCTCACCGCAACCAATTTCGTAGGTATAGCAGACGCAGGAATATCCACTTCAGCCACAGGTACGATTGTTGTGCAGGGCGGTACGGTAACAGGGATGAGCAGCCTAACAACTGGGGGCAAATACTATGTGCAGAACGATGGCACTCTAACCTCTCCCAACGCAACGGAAGCTTACTCTATTAACGGGGCTACATACGACAGTGTTAGCTTTGATGTCACTCAAGATAGCACTATAACGGGGATGTGTTTTAACGGTGACGGCACTAAGATGTATGTATGTGGTGAAGCTACAGATACTATTTACCAATACAGTTTGTCTTCTGCATATGATTTATCTACCGCAAGTTATGATTCTGTTTCTTTAAGTGTTGCAAGCCAACAAGGTGCGCCTAGAAGTGTTGTTTTTAATAATGATGGATCAGCTTTATATATAGTGGGAACTAGCGCCGCATCCGTCCACCAGTACACACTTACAACACCTTATGATCTGTCTACTGGTTCGTATGCTTCCAAAACAGTCAGTGTGTCGACACAAGAACTATACCCTTGCGGCGTGATTTTTAATAATGATGGCGCTTCTATGTATGTCGTAGGTTCGCAAAATGACACGGTTTACCAATACACACTGTCAACACCGTTTGATGTATCAACTGCTTCTTATGCGTCCAAAAGCATGAGTGTAAACAGTGAACAGACCAGTCCTACTGGATTAGCCTTTAATTCTGATGGCACTAAAATATTTGTCATAGGGGAAACTACACCCAAAATTAATCAGTATACCCTCAGTTCAGCTTATGATATTTCGACTGGTTCCTACGATTCGGTTAGTTATACCTATTCAGAGGGAACTGTCCCCAGAGACATAGTTTGGGGTAATTCCGGTAATAAATTTTACATACCCGACAGTGGGCCGGATGATATTTACCAATATACACCGGGAGGCGGCGCGTCAAGTTCCGTCAACGCAGGACTAGCAATATCAACAACAGCACTTCTTTTAAACGGAGACTCGTAAGATGAGCAAGACACTAACTTTTAATGACACAGGACGATCACCTTACCTGTTTGGCGATTCCAAGAACGTCACAATGGGTGCTGACAAGATCACGGTAGGCGATGAAGCTAATCCTGATTTTTACATAGGTGACATGAACTCTGGTAATGCAACCTTGCATGAAGGCGTTACTGGGCCAGCCGATTGGCAGGGCAATCGTTATACTTTTGACGGTACAGACTGGACAGAAGTAGATGGCTGGGTTGACCCAAAAGTGGCTGAGATAGCTAGGCTACAGGCTCAAATAGACGCGCTGAATGCTGAGTAATGACCGAAGCCGAGATGGAAGCGATGATTGAGAAAGCTGCTGCTGCGGGGGCTAGAACGGCCCTCCGTGAAGTAGGTCTTTCCGATGAAGATGCAAATTCTGACGTAAGAGAACTCAGAAACTTGCTAGACTCCTTCCGCTCTGCAAAACGTACCGTTGGTAAGACCATTATTCAGGGGTTAACTACGTTGTTTCTTGCGGCACTGATGGCAGGTGCTTATTTTAACTTTTGGGATAGGCAATGAGGGATGTCCAATAAACTTGATCCTCTTTTGTTAAACATGGCGTGTGGGTGGAGCATTAAAGCCTACGAAGATAAAAACACTAACGCTTTGAAGATAGAAAACAAGTTTACTTCTACTACAGCTTTTGTCGTAAAGCGTAAAACAATAGATATTATAGCGTTTAGAGGCACCCAGGAGGGCTGTGACTGGATATTTAACGCCAGTGCTATACCGGTTCCCTATGCAGGGAGGTTGTGCCACGGGGGTTTTGTTGCTGCTCATGCTTCTATCTGGGGTAAAGTAAAAAAACATATAGACATGAAGAAACGCACACTTGTTTGTGGGCATAGCCTTGGTGGTGCGTTAGCAGAGCTAAGTGCGGCTAAGTTGTGGAAAGAGCACCCTAACTTGAACCTTGTGGCTTTTGGTAAACCTAATACGTTCTTTAAAGGGTTTAAACGGTCTATGACGCTGGATAACCAAATATCCTGTGTGCAAGGTAGTGATATGGTAGCTAGAATACCCAGGTTTTGTTATGGGCCTTCTAAGAGCCAGACCATGCTCTATTTCAGTAACGATGGGAACGACTATATAAACCCCCATAAAGACCTTAAAGAAGATGACAAACGCATTAAAGACTACATTTCAGATCATTTTATGGGTGGGTATAAAGAAAGATTAGGTAAGTTTTTAGAAGAACAAGATAAGATACCAAATGATGACGAGTTAAAAGAATTACACAAGATGGCTGATGAGGTGGAAAATGCTTAGGGTATTGTGTTTATGCAGTGTATTCCTGTTTACAGGGTGTGCTGTTTCCGAAGAAGCTATAAAAAACAAAGAGTTGTACTGTTCTGAAATATACAAAGGTATTAGAGCGGTGGGTCGTGTGGCTACTGAAGTAACCACAGGCGTTAGTATTCCCGATGTATGCGACACTATAGACGAGATCGTCGAGGAGGACGCTGAAGCAACCTCCAAAAGTGTCGAGGAATCTTGAAGCTCTAATCAAGCTGTATTTGTTAACTAGATGAAACAACTAATTGCAATGCTCAAACGGCACGAAGGTGAGGTTAAAACCAATGGCCGTCACTTGTTGTACAAGTGCCCAGCAGGGTACTGGACTTTGGGTATTGGACGTAATGTAGATGTCAACGGGGGCATAGGGCTTTCCGAAGACGAAGTAAATTACTTGTTAGAAAATGATATTGTCAGGGTTACCAAGGAGTTAAGTAGAGAATACCCTTGGTTTAGTGATCTTGATGACGGTAGAAAAGATGCTATGATTGACATTGCATTTAACCTCGGGGCCACGAAGTTACGTGGTTTTAAGAGAGCGATAGCTGCTATGGAAGCGGCTGACTACGACACGGCTGCTACTGAATTTTTGGATTCAAAGTGGGCTAAATATCAGGTTGGTGGTAGAGCGTTAGAGCTTACTGACATGATTAAGTTTGGAGACTACGTAGAATGAGGTTAAACAATGCCATTAAAAAAACTCCAGTTAAAACCAGGAGTTAACCGAGAAAACACCCGCTATACCACTGAAGGTGGTTGGTACGAGTCCGATAAAGTCCGGTTCCGTCAGGGTATGCCTGAAAAGATTGGCGGTTGGGAACGTATTTCTGCCAATACGTTTTTGGGTGTGTGTCGTTCATTGTGGAACTGGATTACGTTAGGTGGGCAAAACCTTGTTAGCGTAGGCACTAACCTTAAATACTACATAGAGCGTGGTGGGCAGTACTACGATATAACACCAATACGTACAACTACTTTAGCAGGGGCTATAACTTTTTCCGCTGTAAACGGGTCTTCTACGCTTACCATTACTAATGTTTCCCACGGCGCTAATGCTGGAGATTTTGTAACGTTCTCAGGTGCGGTGTCTCTGGGTGGGAACATAACCGCTGCTGTCCTAAACCAAGAATATGAAATCTCTACTGTACTAACGGATGATACTTACACCGTAGCCGCTAAAGATACTTCAGATGTTACAGTTACCGCCAATGCCTTAGACACAGGGAACGGTGGTGTTGCTGTAATAGGCGCTTATCAGTTAAATACGGGGGCCGCTACTGCTGTACCGTTTAGTGGTTGGGGTGCAGGGCCGTGGGGGTTAGGTACTTGGGGTTACTCTCAAACTTCTTCCTCTGCTATTCGTCTGTGGAGTCAGTCTAACTTTGGAGAAGATTTGGTCTTTGCTTATCGTGCTGGGCCTATTTGTTATTGGGATGCAAGCACTGGAGCTACGGTGCGGGGAGAAGTAATTGATATTACCAACTACCCTGCTTCTTCAGATGTTCCCACGGTCGTTAATATAGTTAGTGTTTCAGACATAAATCGTTTTGTATTTGCCTTTGGCGCTAATCCTCTGGGAAGTGCTACTCAAGACCCTATGTTGGTGCGTTGGTCTGACCAGGAAGATGTATTTAACTGGACCCCTTCAGCTACTAATCAAGCAGGTAGTTTGCGAGTTTCACACGGCACCGAAATTATTGCTGTAGTGCAAGCCCGTCAGGAAGTTTTGATCTGGACAGATTCGGCACTTTACTCCATGCAGTATTTGGGTGGGGATATTGTGTGGAACGTCCAGTTGTTGGGCGATAACATTTCCATTGCAAGCCAGAACGCTACAGCTTATGCGGGTAGTACCGCTTACTGGATGGGCAAAGATAAGTTTTATAAATATGATGGCACAGTAATGACGCTGCCTTGTAATGTTAAACGCTACGTATTTAATGACGTTAACACCGCACAATTTAATCAAGTAGTATCGGGTACTAACGAAGGGTTTAACGAAGTGTGGTGGTTTTATTGCTCAGATGGTGAAACTGCTGTTGACCGGTATGTAATTTACAATTACCTAGAAGATATATGGTACTACGGTAATCTAGCACGCAGTGCCTGGTTAGATTCCGGTCTTAGAGATAGGCCAATAGCAGCTACGTACAACAACAACTTGGTAGACCACGAAAAAGGTAACGACAACAAAGAAACGGCTGTTACTACGGCTATAGCAGCCTCTATAACTTCTTCTGAGTTTGATCTGGATGATGGGCATTCTTTTGTACTTATCAATCGAATGCTACCAGACGTAACGTTTGATGGCTCAAGTGCTACTAACCCCGCAGCTATTATGACTATTTCTCCTATGGCTAATTCGGGATCAGGTTATAACAGTCCTTTATCCGAAGGAGGTAATTCGGCTAATACCGTAACTCGTTCAGCTACTGTTCCTATTGAACAATTTACAGGGCAAGTGTACTTGCGCGTGCGGGGAAGACAGGTGGCTTTTAAAATGGAGTCTACAGCAGAGGGCGTAGCGTGGCAGTTAGGTTCTCCACGTTTGGATATGCGTCCTGATGGTAGACGCTAATGCCTACTGTAACAGATGAGAGTAGTAGAGTAGTTGCTCCCGCTTTACCTACCGGGCCAGTTACTTACAGTAAAAGTTATATAGACCGTTTTAATAACATACTACGTCTATATTTTAACCAGTTAGATAACGCACTAAGGAACGCCGTGGCTACTTCCGTACCCTACAGTTTACGAGTTGCAGAAGGTCAAGTTACAGGGGCTACTTCCCTGTTTAAGTTTGGTTTTAATGCTGACGTAGACACGACTGAAGAAACGGTATGGAGCGGGGGTGGCGATTTAGTCTATCCCGGTGCGGCAGGTGAGGTGTATATCTCTAGTGATGACACTAATGATGTTAGCCCTGGTGGGACGGGGGCACGCACTATAAAGATACAGGGGCTGGATGCAAGCTACCTTGAGATAGAAGAAGACATTGCTCTTAATGGGCAAACTCAAGTAGTTACTACAAAAGAATATCTAAGGATCTTTAGAGCTTATGTACTTACAGCAGGGTCTAACGGAGGAACTGCTGGTACTGTTTACGTAGGCACAACAGGCGCTACTGCGGGTGTACCTGCTGTAATATATGCAAGCTTTGGAAGTGCTAATCAGACGCAGATGGCTGTGTACACTGTCCCTGCCAGTAAGAAGTTGTACGTTGATGACATTACTTTTACCGCAGCTCTTTCGGCAGCAGATCATTCGGTTACAGCAAAGTTTAAGACGCGAGAAGTTGCTACTAATACGTTTAGAACACAGTTTATACAGGTGATGCAGAGCGATAATAATGTCTCACCTTTTAATTACCCTTTAGCTATCCCTGCTAAAACAGACATAGAGTGCCGTGCCGTGGCCTCTACCACTAATAACCAAGTAAGCGCCTCGTTTCAAGGCGTGTTGATAGCTAGTTAATATGTCTAAAGATTTTGACTTACTAGAATTTATTACTTCTCACACAACTCCTGAGAAATTTGAAAGGGGCGATGAAGTTATAAACGTGCTTGCAGAATTAGACATGGGGAGTCCTGTGCAAGGGTTTGCTCCGGGTGGTGTTATAACGGATCAAACTCCAAACTATGACAAACCTTACAACAAAGCTTTAGCCGATGCAGCGGCCAAAGCTTTGGCGGCATATTACGCGGGGATGTCAAACGAAGGAGGGTTTGCAGCAGATACACCTGCTTGGGCAATGACCCCCCAGTTGGGAAGTGCTGGCTCCGCTGCAGATATGTTCTTTAAAAATTTAATAATTGAAGCCGGAGTAGCAGAGCTTGACGATCTTACTAAGTTCCTTAACAGCCCAGAGGGGGGAGATTCAGTAAGTAAAACCATCCAAGAACAATTGGTAGATACTATGGGGGGTGGGACAGGGGCACAGGATACTTTTTATGATTTAGTAAATATAGCTGAATCTGAGCCCGTGTCCATGACGCAAGCAGAGTTAAATCAACTCACTGTTAAAGTATTAGCCGCCTCTACTAAGGAGGAAGCATCTCAAATTTTAGCCGATGCCAATATTTTTCACGATGTGGATACGCTAGATATTTCTACGGGGGCTGATGCGGGAGGTTCGTTAGCAGATAGGGTGCAAGTTATCACTGAAGAGGAGTCTTCTTCTGCCGCTTCTTCTGCCGCTTCTTCTGCCGCTTCTTCTGCCGCCGCTGCCGCTGCCGCTGCCGCTGCCGCTGCTGCTGATGCTGATCCCACTGCCGCCGCTGCCGCTGATGCGGCGTCTAGTAATGTGCTTGCCGGTGGGGAAGGTAGCGAGGCGGCTACTTGGGACGATTTTATAAACACTATTTTTGATTTACCTACCGAAACAGGGTCCGTGGCTTTTGAGGGTAGTGACGACGCTACAGTTATCGCCCAACTAGAAGAAGCAATTGATGCCGAAACTGACCCTATATTGCAGAAAAAATTAGAAATTGAATTGGCTAAATACAAAGGTGCAGACACTACTGCATTGGAAGAAGAATTAACGGCTCTAGAAACCGCAGCGGCAGCTACTGCTGAAAGTAACAACCCCGTACTTTCGGGGGAGGGGACTGTTACTTATGACGATCTCGTAGATTTGACAGAAGCATCGGCGGGTGCATTAGAAGCTGCATATGGAGGGACTTATGTTCCCGTTGAAAAAGTTATTGGCGGCAGTCCCACGAATGTTACGGTATCGGGTAGTCCATTGCCTATTACAGTTACGGGCTCTACGGTAACTACACCTACACCTACACCTACACCTACTACCACTGTAACTACTGGGTCCACTGGGTTGGTAATTACTGGGCCTACTGTAACGCAAGGCCCTACTACAACTACTGGCCCTACTACAACTGTGACTACTGGTCCTACTGGCCCTACTACAACTGTGACTACTGGTCCTACTGGTCCTACTACCACCGTGACTACTGGTCCTACTGGTCCTACTGTTACTGTGGCTACAGCCCAAAGTAAATGCAAAGATAGTGGTGGTACGTGGGATTACGACAATAAAGTTTGTGCTGATTGCCCCCCTAATAAAGAAAATTTATTTGGGGTCTGCGTAGATAAATGTGCTGAGGATGAAGAACGAAAGAATGGAGTGTGTGTAAAGAAAACAGTCATTACTATCCCTACACCTACACTTACACCTACACCTACTACAACTACTGGCCCGACTGGCCCTACTACAACTGTGACCACTGGTCCTACTGGCCCTACTACAACTGTGACTACTGGTCCTACTGGTCCTACTGGCCCTACTACAACTGTAACTACTAATGGCACTTGCACTGGTGGAAAAGTTAAGGATGCTAGTGGCAATTGTGTGTGCCCAGCTACTAAACCCAATTGGAATGCAACTACTGGAAAGTGTGAAGCTGGTGGGGGAACTGGTCCCACTGGTACAGGAACAACTACTCCCACTGGAACGGGTACTACAACTACTAAGGGCACTTGCACTGGTGGAAGAGTTAAAGATGCTAGTGGCAATTGTGTGTGCCCAGCTACTACACCCAATTGGAATGCAACTACTGGAAAGTGTGAAGCTGGTGGGGGAACTGGTCCCACTGGTACAGGAACAACTACTCCCACTGGAACGGGTACTACAACTACTAAGGGCACGTGCACTGGTGGAAGAAGTAGAAATGCTAGTGGCAATTGTGTTTGTACTGGCAATACTCCTAACTGGAATGCAACTACTCAAAAATGTGAGGGGACTGGTAGTGGGGAATGTACTGGTGGAAGAAGTAAAAATGCTAGTGGCAATTGTGTTTGTACCGGCAACACCCCTAATTGGAATGCAACTAGTGGGAAGTGTGAAGGAGCGGGTAGTGGAGAAAGTCGTTTTCCTACTTCATGGGGATCAAGCCCGAACGTAATAGAAGGTGAGCCAGGGGAACTTGTAGACATTGATTATCTTTACGACATTGGAGGAAAAAGCATTTTTGCACCGACTATGGAAGAAGATGACGATTCTTTGGAAACTGTTTATTCAACTTTTAGCGATATGGCCTATGGCAACAGTGGTGGTATAGTAGCTGATGGCGATATAGACGATTTAATACTCTATTTGAGAGGAAAAAATGATAACAATACCTGACTATAGAGGTATCCGTGCAGTCGTTCCGGGTACCTATGACCCTCAGCGTAGGCCAGGGAGTGGGGGACAACGTTATTTTACGGATGTTGAATATGTGCGCGGTCCTCAACTTGATAGGTTGGTAGAAGGTGCTGAACCCTATGATGCTGCGGGGCAAGCCGCCTATGAAACTCGATACAACACTGCTATGGATGCGTTAGTTAGTGGTGCCAATACTAGGGCAGCAAACCAACAGACAGCACTGGCTGCGGCCAACAAAGCTAACCCCGCACAAGGTGGGTTGTCGAGTTTGCAACGGGTAACAGATTCAGTGTTGGCTACAGATATAGGAGACATACAGGCCAGTGACGTTACGGACAGACAGAAAATAGATCAGGCCATAGGGTATATGAACGAACAAGCTGTTTCCCCTTACCGCCTTTCTCAAGTTACTGGTACGCCATTATCGAATGTATACGATACGATGAACCCTTATTATCGTACCGAGGCAGAACAAACAGCACAGGCCGCTGCCAGCCCTCATGCGGGAATAAAAGCCGCCTTAGCCACTGCGGGTACGGATTTACAGACACGCCCCTATCAAAACTTTTTGCGCCACATACCCGTGGACGGTGTGTACTCTACAGAAGAAATAGGATCGGTTACTGATCTGCTCAATAGTGGCAACATTACTGTCGATCAAATAGCTACTTACTTTAATGTACCTGTAGAAGAAGTTCGCCAGTACTACAGAGAACAAGGTAACCGCCAAGGGTTTAATCGTGGAGGGTTGGCTTCGATAGGAGCACGAGGGATGTACTTGGGGGGTTCCACTGATGGTATGGCAGATAAAGTCCCTGCTTCTATAGATAATAATGAACCCGCTCGATTAAGTGATGGAGAGTTTGTAGTACCGGCTGATGTAGTTAGTCATTTAGGTAACGGCAACTCAGATGCGGGGGCAAAACAACTTTACGGGATGATGGACAAAGTGCGTAAAGCTCGCACGGGGACAACCCAACAAGGCCGTCAAATAAACCCTAATAATTTTTTAGCGTGAGGTAGGTATGCGGTATTTTAATAACGGTGGTACTACATCTGACCCAGCAGGGCAAATAGCGGGTACTGAAGAATCCCTTTCAACTTGGGCCGCTCCGTATGTAACAGACATGTTGGCTAAGGGTAAAGCGTTAGCTGATCAACCCTATACCGCGTATACGGGCCCTCTTACGGCGGGGCAATCAGGGTTACAAACCCAAGCTTTCCAAGGTATTGCAGGGCTTACTGTGCCTACCGCGCAGATGGGGGCTTACAACCCTACGTCATTTACTTCTGGCACCACCGCTCAACAGTATATGAACCCGTATTTGCAAGCTTCATTAGAGCCTCAAATAGCGGAAGCACAACGTCAGGCACAAATACAACAAGTTGCAAACGCTTCACGGTTAAACCGAGCTGGCGCGTATGGTGGATCGCGTCAGGCCATTATGGATTCGGAGTCACAACGTAACCTTTTACGTAACTTGGCAGACATTACATCTACAGGCTACAGCAGTGCTTATGATAAGGCCCAAACGCAGTTTAATACCGAAGAAGACAGGCGTAGAGCCGCACAACAGGATGCTAATGTTTATGGGCTTAGAGCATTAGATCAAATGCGTACCTTTGGGGATGCAGAGCGAGACATAGAGGCCCAAGGTATTGCGGCTGACATAGCGCAGTTTGAATCGGAACGAGATGATCCGTATAAGAAATTGCAGTACCAACAGTCATTGCTCCAAGGACTACCGGTCCAAGCGCAAACCAGAGATTACGTAGAACAAAGTGGTCTTTCAGAAATATTGGGTCAAATAGGTGCGGTAGGTGAAGCGGGGGAAAGCTGGAGTGCGTTCATGGCGGCTTGGCCGTGTGCGCCTACCAACGTTACTGCACAGAACCCAGCCGGTACTCCGAGAACACGAAATGCATTTGGCTTTTGCGTATAACTATTAAGAACAGAGGGCAGTAAGATGGCATACGGTATCGGGCAAGAGATTGAGGATCTTACAGAACTTGGTGTAGATGAACTTACACGAAGGCAGTCTATTAATCCTCAGTTAAAGTATGCGTTGGCTTTGCAGGAAGCGACTAACCTTGTTAACGCTGCTGCGCGTGAGCGTGAGATGGCAATGGAACAACCCCAACCCCCGCAGGTAATAGGTCAATTGGAACAGGGTTTGGCAGAACGTTTAATGCCAGGGGTAAACCAGATGGTCCAGCAGCAACCACAACCCCAGCCTATGATGGAACAGGGTATATCGGGTGTACCAGCGCCTAACATGATGATGGCGGGTGGCGGCATTGTCTCTTTTGCGGAAGGTGGCATCCCCATAGGTAACAACCAACCTATCCCTAACTTAATGGATAAGTATGGTAGTGAAATGGTGACGGGCTTTTTGGAAGGGGAAAAACAACTACGAGAAGAAGCCAAATACGTAGCACCTGAGTATGCCGATGCGTATAAACAAAAGAGAGATAACTTTTACTCGCATTACCCCATAGAATTTATTCAAGAGTTGTATGAAACGCGAAAGGGCTCCATCGGCATGGAAGAAGAAGTATCAATGGCTGGTGGGGGGACTGTTAGTTTTGCTGAAGGGGGTGAAGTAGAAGAACCATTAGTTCCTATTTCTTGGCTAGAAAGATTTTTAGACACCTTGTTTCCACCCAAGAGTGATGTAGAGAAAGAAGCATTTGAGAACCGTCCTCGACCGGGGTCGGATGAATGGAGAGAGCGACAATACATAAGTTCAGGCGGCATACCAACACCGCAGATGCAAAGTGAGGATGCGAAGAGATTTAGAGAACGTATGGAAGGTATGGGGCCGACAAGAGAAGAAATGGCTGGTGGGGGGACTGTTAGTTTTGCTGGCCCACAGGGTAGTTTTGTTGGGAGAAATAACCCTTACAATATTCGTGACTACAACCAAGGCTGGGATGGACAAACTGGTGCTACCAAGGGCTTTGTAGACTTTGAAAATGAAGCGGCAGGAGTAAGAGCAGCAGATAAGTTACTAGAAAATTACCAATCTTTGCATGACATCAGCACCGTGCGGGAAGTTGTTGCCCGTTTTGCTCCACCTAATGAAAATGTTACCGAAGAGTACATTGCGTTTGTATCCGATAGAACTGGATTTACCCCAGACCAACCTATAGATCTAGGTGACCCTCAAACACGCAACGTTTTGTTAGGGGCTATGGGAAAAATAGAAAGTGGTTATGACTTTGATGAAAATATACTGGCGCAAACAGATAGAGCACGGGGCCCTTCTGAGTTCCAACAAAGCCTAACAGATGCTAGGGGAACCTATGACGATCTTTTAGAACGGGAAGATGCTGCAAATGAAGCGCAACAAACTGATGCAGAAGCAGAAATTAATTTGCTTAATGCCGCTACGCAAACTGGTGATGGAAGAGATATAGCTGATCAAGCTAGAAGGGCTGCTGAGTCTGCACGACGAACGATTGCAGCAAGAGAAACAGAAGATACCGGTGGTATTGGTGGAGCACTAAGGCGCTTATTAGGACAAACAGATGCTAAATCAGCCGCTTTGTCTGTGCCTGAAGATGAAACAGGTATAGCTGCTCAAGCTAGAAGGGCTGCTGAGTCTGCAAAACAAACAATTGCAGCAAGAGAAGGCACCCAAGACAGGTCAGGCTATTCAATAGACGGTATTAAAGAGGCGTTGGTAAATTTATTAGACTTAGGCCCTAGAGAAAGGGGAGCAGAAACTTTTACTGATGCCGCTGGA